GGACCGTCGGGCGGCGGCGGCGGCGTCGACGGCGGACCATCGGGCGGCGTCGGCGGCGGCGGCGGCGTCGACGGCGGACCATCGGGCGGCGTCGGCGGCGGCGACGTCGACGGCGGACCATCGGTCGGCGTCGGCGGCGGCGTCGGCGGCGGCGGCGGGAGGATTACCACTATCAATCCACTCCTCATACAAATCCATCACGCCTCGGACGGCCTTTTCACACGCTGGAAATCTGGCATGATCGAATCGCGTGATAACGCCGTCCTGAGGGTCGCCTAACAGCCACAGCGCAAACTTAGGCCAGATCATAGACAAGTCAGCTCCCACCTTCGGGGCGGATAGGAACTCGATAGGCCATTTCATCGAATCGCCGTTTTTCATGCCCTCAAAAATCCTATCCTCCAGATGGGCAAGTATCCTTGGAATGCCTAACTCTGTCTCATAGGCCGAATGCTCATATTTTTCCAATGTGCACCCCACCGCGCACCCTTTCCCGTCTTCCCATCCGGTCCCGTGGATCAAACGATCCGCCTTGACATGGTCGCGAAGGCGCGTCAGATACTTTACTTTGATCTTCTTGTCGTTATGAAACGCTAAAAGCTTTTTCATGGGTTTGGCTCCTTTACTCGCCGAAGTAAAACTGTTGCGCGTAGGTCAGAACCTTTTCCAGATCCAACGATGACGCGGGATACTCCGTCCACGGCGTACCCCAGTCTTGATACTCGACGCGAACATTCTTTGGCTGCTTATACTCGTCCAGGTCTCCGCACAAGCGTACCGCCGGCCCGCCCGCGCAAAGAAGGATCTGAAACTCCTCCGCTTCCATCTCGTTATTGCCGGGCTGAACCCATCCGCTCCGAACCTCAACTGACAAAGCGTCCTCTTGAATGGTCTGTATCGCTGCGTCCCTTTCTTCATGGGATTTTTCCGGGTCTTCGTAGGCGTTCACCATATTGACGATGCTTTTCACTTGCGCGATAGCTTGACTCTTGCCGTTGTCGTCCTTCTCCGTCTTCACCTTTTTAGTTTTCATGGTATTCTCCCTTGCGCGGTTTTTAAAACTACTTCATGCCCATCTTTTGCAAAACAAAAACGCCAACACACACTACCGACAGCACAATTGCCGCAATGCCGATTAAGACCATCAATGATCCAACAAAAGCACCGAATCCTTCCGCCGTCGGCATCGCCTGTTTGAAGCCGTCCAGAAAGTCTTGTATGTAGTGGTGAGTCATTTTAGGACCTCCTTCCGTCTTCGGTGAATTCGTATTCATTGGCGCGGATGCTCTCGTCCACTTGCTCGTCGGAGTTTTGGTATTCGATTTCCTCCTCCAGCATGACGCGGTAATCCTCCAAGATGTCATTAAGGAAGTCTTCCGCGACTTCTTCCAGTTCATCGGACACCGCGTCCGTCTCATTCCGATCATCCAAGAGGGCGACAAGCTTTTCCTGTTTTTCCAGGAAGGCTTTTGCCGTCTTGTAGGTCTCACACTTCGCCCCATGATTCGCAAGGATCGCCCGCGCGCATTCCCCCGCGTCCGTGGTGAAGTGCCCACTATTCGCCCGGTGCTGGTCGAGGGAACGAATGGTCAACCCTACGCCCTTCGCATCCTCTTGAACTGTTTCCCATGTCCATGCGCTGTTATCGTAGGCGCACGCCTCCCGATACCAGTCACGAGCCTTCTCCTTCGCCCGGTCGTCCAGCTCGTCGAACTTGTAGAGTTTTACGGTTATCTCTCTCATGTCTGTTCCCTCCCTTGCGCGGTGGTCTTTCTACAAAAATGAAACGTCAGATTCCCGATAAGCATATATCCATTGAATCGCCCGCCGTGGGCAACGCTCCGCTTCCATGAGCATCCTGATAGCCGTCTCTCTATCTTTCGCTACCACCTTCAAGGTCACAGAGCCTTTGTCATGCTTGACCTTCGCCTTAAACGTATGCATGGCAGACACCTCCCTAAAATAAAACCCCCGACGGTGCGAGAAAGGCACGGGGCCAGTCTTCCGTCGGGGGAAATAATTGCGGCCCCGTCTCTCCTCTCTCGCACCTCCAGAATAGCACACTCATTACTATCCGTCAAGTCCCTATCATGTAAAATGTTTGTAACTGGTCTCAGACGGTGAAAATAGTTCTTGACAGGCGTCAGGTCATCTGATAGAAAATAGTAGTGACTACTCTTTAGTTACTCGTCACCGAGGATCCATTAAACGGCTTCCATACCTCGTTAAAACAACGGAAGGTCGAGTGCCAACAGGATGTCTCTGGAGGACCGTGAAGGGTACGCTGTGACCCTTGTTTATTCAAGCCCGGTAGGTTGTCGCCTCTCTCTAACTGTGGATGCCGTACGAGACCACTGACGAAGGCCAGACGCGAGTGATTCCTCACCGGCAACTGGTACGGTTGAAAGGGATAACCGAATACCCTTTCCATTACCACGGCGAAAGAGAATGCCTCACTCTCTTTTTTTTACTTGACGCTGGAGAAGCTACCAGTTGTCAAAATCACTCTCTGAAGATGTGTGTGCGCGATTTGCGCGAAATGAGCTTCTTGCGGTCGTTTGTCAGCATCTGCGCGGTTTGCTGCCGTTTGCAATGGTCAGGCTGAATTTGTCAGAAGAGAGACTTCTCATGCGGAGCTAGGCGGCCCGTTCTCTTCACCGTCTCCAAGATTTGTTGTCGGGGGTGTTTTGTGGGTGAGCTCGTCCGCGTCCGTTCTCATGAGTATACGATAGATCGGGCAACGGGTTATCTTCAGGATACGGCCTCAAACGGTGTCACGGTTGAGCAGAAGAAGATGCTCATTGAAATGTTGGAAGAGAATCCGCACGGTGTTGGAGTGAAAGAAGCTTGTGCGAAGGTCGGCATCTCGGAATCTTCTTTTTATCGGCATGTTGTCGCAGACCCCGCTTTTCGCGCCGCTTGGGAGAAGCTAAAGGAAATTTATGGATATCGGGTTGAAGCTGTCAATGCCAATTTAGCCCTTGAACCGAAGTATGTTATTGATCGGATGGCGTATCTCAGAGCTTTCCGTCGAGAAAGATACGCTCCGGAGATGAGACAGTCGGTGCCGCAAGCGTCCGATACGCCGTCCGAATGGGAAATGGAGTCAGCCAAGATCATTGATGTTGAGCAGATTCATAGCAAGTCTGACGCTTCTCCTTCGAGCGGAGATAGTTCATGTGAACTATCGAAGGAGAAGGGAGGGGGTGGGGGCGGTGGGGAGGCGGGTCATGTCCAGAAAAAATAACCCCACCCCCCATACGTCACTTTTGAGTATTGGTCCACGACCGACCACGAAAGAAATAAAAGGCCATGTCCACGCCTGGCGAATGGTCCTAGAAGGCTTCAGAATCTGCGGAGAGTGTGGCCAAGGCCAAGTAGACGTGCGGAGATACCCTGGGATGGTTCAGACGATTGCTGAGGCTTCCAGACGCCTTCTGAAGGGCATCCAGTGAAGGGAGTCTCCCGAAAGAAGTCGAAGGAAGTTCCTGTGCGCCACGAGCACGAGTGGGTGGAGCAGGAGGGTGGATGGAGGATCTGTGAGTGTGGTGCGCGGGACGCGGACTGGGTGATGTATCCGCACGCGCTTTACTCTGGGAGAGAGTGGTGACGCCTGGCGGTGTGGAGAAGTTGGTGCGGCTGGTGGACTTTCTGGACTGTTGGGGCTTTTTGTTTATGGTTGGTGTTTTAGCGTGGGTGGCAGTGAAGCTCTGACGTGGTTGAGGTGGGCCTGGAGATCTTTGGAGTCGAGCTTTCGGCGGACGGCGTGCGGGAACTTTTTGAGTTTGACGCCGTGGCGCAGGCGGAGGTAGGTGGCGGTGTAGGATGCTTGGCGACGGCGCATGTTCATGGCGGACATGACTTCATCGAGTGAGCTGGCGGCTTCCCAGACTTCGATGAACCGTTTGAGGCGGGCGGTGGCTTTCTCGCGCCAGGTGAGGACGGAGCGGGCTTTGAGGTCGCGGTTATCGAGGCCGGTGTATTTGTTGAGGGGGCGTTGGCTCATTTGAGTTTCCCGGCGACGGAGTGGGTGGCGTGGATCTGGCCGCACTTATAGCCGACGGTGAAGCAGACGATGCTGAGCATGAGGACAGAGGCGACGAGGCGGGCTTTCTTTTCCATGGGGTCCTCCTGACAGGACTGGGAGAGAGTGTAGGAAACACGGGGGCTGGGGAGCAAGACCTTTGGCGATGACGAAGGGTGACATTGAGCGGATGCAGCACGCCTTGAAATCGCCCTTCGGGTTGAGGCTGGTTGGGAAGGTGTTGGGGTATAAGGACTGGGGCGCCATTCACGACGAGATGGCGGAGCATCTACGTCGGCCGGCGAAGCGGAAGCTGATTCTGGTGCCCCGGAACCATTTGAAGTCGTCGGTGGTGACGAAGGCGTGGACGATCCAGCAGGTGTTACGGAACCCGGACATTCGGATTTTGATCACGAACGCGGTATGGGAAAACAGCCGGAAATATCTGAAGTCGATACAGCACTATCTTGCCCCCGGGCAATGGATGTCGCGTTTCTTCGGCAATTTCCAGAGCTACAACTGGAACCAGGACGAGTGCACGGTGGCCATGAGGAAGAAGATCCTGGATGCGCCGACGTGGGCGACGACGGGGATTGAGAAGGAGCAGACCGGTCAACATTATGACCTTATCGTGGCGGACGACATCGTGGCGCGCGAGAACGTGAGCACGCCGGAACAACGACAGAAAGTCAAACTCTACTACAAGGACTTGCTGGACCTCCTGGAACCAAACGGAACCATCGTGGTGGTAGGAACGCGGTGGCACCAAGACGATCTTTATTCAGACCTTCTTCAAGACCCGAACTTCGATCCTTTTGTGAGGACGGCCTACAAAGATGAGACGCGCCAAGAAGTCATCTTCCCAGAGAAGTTCAGTCTTGAATATCTCGACAGCCTCCGATCTGCGAAAGGCTCTTACGAATTTTCTGCGCAGTACCTCAACAACCCAATCGACGAGTCGGCTGCTGATTTTAAAGCTTCCTGGCTCAAGCACTATGATGCTGCGAAGCTCCCCCCGCTCTCTTTCTATCTCACTGTCGACCCCGCCATCTCACTCTCAAGAGATGCGGATTATTCAGCACTTGTGGTTGCCGGAATGTCTCCGTCGCGGGAAATCTATGTTGTCGACCGCATTCATCGGCGAATGGTCCCCTCAGACCTTGTCAAAGCTGTCTTTGAACTTGTCGAAAAATGGAGACTTACTCGAATCGGTCTTGAAACAGTCTCCTTCCAACTGACCCTGAAGTACGACCTGGAGCGCGAGATGCGCGCGCGCGGAAAGTTTTTCTCCATCGACGAGATGGGCCGTCGTGCCAACCAAGAAAAGAAGGAAGCCCGCATCCGCCGACTTCAGCCGTACTTTGAGCAGGGCCTCGTCTATCTCCGGAACGACATGAAAGACGTGGAGGATGAGCTGCTGAGTTTCCCGCGCGGCAAGCACGACGATCTGATCGACGCCCTGAGCTATCAGCTCGACTATCTGGTCCCCGGAAGCGCCCACGTCCAAGAGCACCAATATAAACCCGGCACCGTCGGCTACGCGATGAAGGAACTGGACAACCGGGTGATGGGCGACGTGTATGAGCGGTACCTGTCGGATTTGAGGCCGTCATGAGCGAGAAAATGAACATATTTGTGGCCGAAAATGTTCTTGGGTGTAAGTGGTGGACAAAAAATCTATACAGAAAATTTCCAGAGAAAAGGTTCTTGGCGAGTCCTGATGTATATTACTCGCCAGACGCTGAATGGAATGGTCATCCAGCAACCGGAACCGAGGATGTCGACACTTCCACTCTTCCGAATTATTTTGAAAGTTCTCGTGACGCGCTGGATATCATTGAAAAGCTTTTGAAGGACGGGTTTCAGATAAAAATGAATGCAGTCAGATCAGCAGAATCCACCAAGGGAGAAGATGTCAACGACTGGAAAGTCGATATTTTAAAGGAATGTGAATGTATTGGCCACTCTTTGGAACAATCTTTTTCAAAAGCAATATGTGTGGCGGCTCTGAGAAGCTTTGACTTGAGGCCCGCCTCATGACCGAGACATGCCGTCGGTGCAAGGGCACGGGTCAGATGCTGGTGGACCATCTGGGCAAGGGCTGGATCTTGATGCCATGCGACCGGTGCCAGAAATGATGATCCATTCGGAAGGCAATTACTGGTTGAGGCTGGACGGCGACCGGGAGAACCTTGACAGCACCTTCGGCGTGCGGCTGGAGTTTTCTGGCGAGGAGATCAAGGCGCTCATGGACCTGGTGAAAGAGCGGGCGGCGGACAGGGTCCGCATGACGAGGAAGCGATGATGCCGGGATGGTGGGCTGGCCCGAGTGTTTTGGTTTTGAGGGACGTCCGGCCGTATGACACGGCCTACGACGTGAAGAAGGGCGACGTTTTGGACCTTGGGTGGTGCGCGAAAAACAGACAGTGGGACGTGCTGCGCGGGCCGTTGACAGCTTTTGTCAACCCCGCCGGCGTTCTGGGACGGCCGGAATTGGACGGCTGAGGTGATCCGGTTTCCTGTCTGGTACGAATGCGACGTGTGCGGCAAGGAAGAGGACGGGGACTACAAGGTGGTGCAATGGTTCGCACCGCCGGAAGCGCCGGAAGGGTGGTTGGTGCATACGTTGACGGACAGACAGGTGATCCGGGCGCGGCTTCTCTGCCCGAAGTGCAGGAAGAAAGCGGGTTTTTGATCAGGATTTGACACTTTTGTTTCATGTGAAACAAAACCGGCCGTCAGGGGCCTGACCCCCTCGCGGCCGGTTCTGTTTCATGGGGGCCAGTGGACCAATCTCGTGGTCACGCGCGGGTCGAACGCCGGGGGACCGTCTCGCCCCCGCGAACACCCCCGGCGTAGATTTATAGGGAAATTAGGGAGTTTATGGCCAAGAAGAAAGAATCAAAACTGGGTTCTGCCGAGTCCCCCCGTGAGGGGAAAGAGGCGGAAGAGGTCAAGGGGTGGCAAGAAGCCATCTCGACGACGAAGAACTGGCGGATGCAGATCGAGCGGGAGCACCGCTGGAAACAGATCGTCGAAGAGTACGGCGGCAAGTTTCCCCAAGGCCAGGACCTGGACATTCCCATGCTGCCGATCAACCTGGTCTTTGCCTATGTGAAGACCGAGATCGCGCGGCTTTATTTCTCTGACCCGTGGGTGACAGTGAACCCCAAACGGATCGAGGACCTGGGCGCCGCGCGGATCGCGGAGCAGCTCATCAACTACACCTGGGCCGAGCTGGACTTAAAGCGCCAGGTCAAGAAAGCTCTTTTGGACGTAATTTTGATCGGCCACGGATGGATCAAGGTCGGGTACACGGCGGAGACCATGGTGGTTGAGCAGCAGCCCAAGGACGTCAAGGAGAAAGGGAAAGAAGGCGAGATCATCACCAGTGAGTTCGTGAAAGACGAGAGCGTGTTCGCCTACCATGTTCCGTGGGAAGACGTTCTCTTTTCCCCCGACTCTCTCAATCCCCCCTACGACAGCCGGTGGATGGCGTTCCGCATCCAGAAGCCGCTGCGCGCGATCCAGGAGTCAGACATTTATGAGAACGCCGACGATCTTCAGCCGGACGATTCCCCCAAAGAAGGAGAAAAGTCTGATAAGGGCAAGGTCCAGAAAGCGACTCTTTGGGAAATTTGGGACATGGACCACAAGACGGTTTGCACGATTTCTCCAGGCTGTGAAAAGTATCTGAAGTCTCCCAAGCCCTGGCCCTACGAGATGGAAGGGTTCCCCGCCGTGATGTTTTCGTTCAACCCTATGCCCGGCAAGCCTTACCCGATCTCCGACATCGCGCCGTGGGAGAACCACGTCATTGAGCTCATGAAGATGATGTCGATCATGACCAACCACTTGAAGCGGTGGAACCGCCAGATTTTTATTTCCGAGGGCGCGGTGACGGACGACGAGCTGAAGAAGTTCACGCGCGGCGTGGACGGCGCGGTGATCCGGGCCACGGCGCAAGACATCGGCAACAAGATCTTTATCCCCCCCTACGCCGCCGTGCAGCAGGATATTTATGGGATCTGGAACCTGATCATGGAGATGTGGAGGAACGTGAGCGGCCAATCCGAGACGGACCGGGGTTCGAGCGCCCGCACGCAGACGCGCACGAAGTTCGAGCTTCAGCTCACGATGCAGGGCGGCCGTGCGCGGTCGGACGAGAAGGTGGACGTGCTGGAGGGCCACATCGGCGAAGTCGCGCGGAAACTTCTGTCGCTCATGAAACAGTATTTCACGCTCCCCAAGATCGTCCGGATCGTGGGCGAGAAAACGGTGAACGACGCTCTCATGAAAGCCATGCAGAACCGGCCGTCTGCCGGGAATCCCGGCGCCGTGACGGATCCCGGGATTCCCGGCGTCAACCCGGCCATGATGTCCGTCACCAACATAGACTTGCCGGAAGATCCGGACGTGGACGTGGTGGCCGGAAGCACGCTCCCCATGAACAAGGAGAACAAGCTCAAGATCATGACGGAGATGCTTCAGGCGCTCCCGATGCTGGGAATTCAGCCGGGGAGCGAGGCGTCTCTCCTTCTGGGCGAAGAGATTCTGCGCGAGGTCGGGGTCAAAGCCATTGAACCCATCATCGACGTGGCCCGTCGAGAAATCGGCCAGATGAAACAGATGCAAGCGCAGCAACAGCAGATGGCCATGGCGCAAGCCCAAGCCCAACACCAGCAATCCTCCGGCCAGGGTCAGGTGCAGGCGCAGTCCGCCGCCATCCAGCTTCAGACCGAGCAGGTCCGCGCACAGGCCGAGAAAGAGCAGGCGAAGGCGAGCATCATTCAAGCGGAACTCAAGATCAAGGAGGCGCTGGTCAAAGCCCACCTGGACCGGCAGAAACATAATTTGGATATGCAGAAAATGCTTCTTCCTGAACCTCCCACCAACGGGCCTCGCCCTGCGGAGAGGCCCGTATGATTTGCGACGGATGCGGCAACCAGAAAGCGTGGAGACAGACCATCAGGTGGGACGACACCACCCATGAAAAATTTGAAACTTGTGACAGATGTGGGGACTGTAGTGGCGGCGGTGTGCCGGACGTCTATTTTCGGAGTCCAGAATGGGTGGAGCACCTGGCCGACGAAAACGATCCCAAGACGTGGGACAAGGGGACGTTCGTCACGAGCAAGCGCCAGAAAGCCGAAGTGATGAAGCGGCTCAATTTGCGGGAATCCGGTGATCGTATCCACGGCGCCCGACTGGAAACCAAAAGGAGGATCTACCTCACATGAAACGTCTGATCAAAGCGGCCAGCAAGAAAGGGAACGGCGCTCTCAGCTACGCCCTCAAAGGGCAGATGTATACCCATACCGTGAACCACGGCGGCAACATCAAGCGCAAGTACGGCACGGGCATGTCCACCGGCGGGCGGCGCGGCCGTTAAACAGATTCTCAAGGGGGTGTGATCCATGGAAACCGGAACGATTGATGCGCCGGCTGCGGCCGGCTCATCGCCAGCGCCTGCCGCCGCTCAGCCGGACTTGCCGGGCGTAGGCTCAGGCGGATCTGCGCCGGAGCCTACGCCGGCGCCAGCGGCTGCGCCGGACCCGTTCGAGGTAGATGAGGCCTCGCTGGCCGCGCTTTCTCCCGAGAGCCGGACAGCGGTCGAGCCCATGCTGAAGGCCTGGAAAGAGAAAGCTTCTTCCACGCTTCAGAAAGAGACGGCTACCAAAGCGGAGTTGGAGAAACAGGCCAAGGTGCTGGAGAACCTGACCAAGAATCCCCAGTTCCAGCAATGGTACCGAAGCCTAACGTCTCCTCAGCCGCAGTCTCAGCCGGCGGCGCCTGAGCCGAAAGGCCCGGCGCATGTTTCGCCCGAAGAATGGGTGGCCGCCGCGAACGATCCGGTCAAGTTCTCCGAGCTTCAGAAGCGTCAGGCGCAGGCAGTCCTGGAAGAGAAGCTGGGCAAGGAGATGGAAGAGCTTCGGAAGTTCCGTTACGAGACGCAGCTCGAAAACCAGTTCCGGACGGCGAAGGAGAAGTACAAGGACCTGAACGACAAAGAGTATGACAACCCCGACGTTCATCTTTTGGAACCGCTCGTGTGGTACTGGGCGGACTTTAAGGGGAAAGAGGGCGGCACCGTCGAGCAGGCGTTCGGGCACTTGAAGAAGATCGAGACCTACTTCGAGAAAAAGTTTCAGGCCAAGTACAACCAGATGGTGCAGCAGAAAAAAGCCGGCAGCACGGAACCACCGGCGCCGTCTGCGGCCGGCAGTCCTGATACGGTTTATGCGAAGGGCAAAGACGCCGTCCTTCGAGAAACGATCCGCGCCGCTCTGTCCGGCAGGAACGTCGACGTGGTCAGCAGGAAGTAGAAGCACAAATCAACGGGGGCGTTAAAGGAGGAGTTCAATGGCCGTTGCAGATACGCTGTTTACGTACGGTCCCGCCAACGTTACGTCCCTGTTGGCGACGACGCTCAGCAAATACAGGAAGAATCTTGCGGACAACATTTTCACGCAGGTTCCTCTCCTGGCGTTCCTGTTGGACAAGAACCGCGTCACCGAATCCGGCGGCGCGACCATCGTTCGGCCCGTGATGTTCTCCAAGAACACCACGGCTCAGAGCTACGACAAGGACGATGTCTTGGACACCACGATTCAAGACCCATACACCGCCGCCCAGTACCAGTGGCGCCTGTATGCGGACTCCATCGTTGTGACCGGCAAGTTCGCCGACATCCAGAACCAGGGCGAGAGCCAGGTCATCGACTATGTCAAGTCCTTGATCGATCACGCCGAGCTGTCCTTGAAAGACCGGTTGGATCAGGATCTCTTCAAGGCCAGCCAGGTCGGCACCGCGATCACGCCTCTTCTGGCGATTGTCGCCAGCTCGGGCACGGTCGGCGACATCAACGGCGGCACGAACACCTGGTGGCAGTCGACGGTGCAGGCTAGCGGCTCTTTCGCCGCGCGCGGCCTCTCCGACATGCGCACCGTCTACAACACCCTGGTGATGAAGAACCCGGTGGGTCCCATCGACTTCATCATCTCGGACGCCGCCTCCTACAACGCATACGAAGCGACCTTGATCCCGTCTCTCCGCTTTACGGACACCAAGACCGGAGACCTGGGCTTCGAGAACTTCAAGTACAAAAACGCGACGTGGACGTTCGACTTGAATGCGGTGGCCGGAGACATCTTCATGCTCCACTCCAAGAGCCTTGAGCTGGTCCAGCACACGAAGAGGCAGTTCATCCTCTCCGAGTGGACCAAGCCCTTGGCGCAGGACGTGAAAGGCGCCCAGATCTATTGGGCCGGCGAACTGACGACCGACAACCGGCGCAAGCACGGATTGCTCACGTCGGTGACGGCGTAAGGAGGACGGGATGGCCTTTTCTGCGACTGTTCGTGGAACCACCCGAATGGGTGGAAGTGCGGGGATGAGCATGACGTTTGGGGACTGGTCCGGCAGCGCGGGGGACGCGGCCGGCACCATCAGCGTGTCCGGCGGAAAAGTCTGGGGAGCCCTGTTCTGGAAACAGGACGGCGACAACACGAGCCAGATTTTTCCTCGTGTGGACTCTTCCACGTCCGGCGCTGTCACGACGTTGACTGTTCAGAACCAGGACAACGTGGTGAACGGCACGTTCATCATTCATCACGGGGGCGCGTAGATCCACGGCTTGTTTGTGGCGTGAGATAGACGGGGGCGCAAGGAGAAACAAAGATGCTCTGGAAAAGTGCAGCGCAAGGCGATGAGCGGGCGTTCATGACGATCAAGTGTGTGGAGGCGTCCAGCCTCACCACGGGGTACTTGGCGGCGATTCGGGTGGGCACGAGCGCGTCTTTCGACGGGACGCAGGCTGTTATGGCGAAGTCCGGCAACGGTGCGGACCTTCCCGCCTTTATCGGCGTGTCTGTCAAAGACATCGCGTCCAACGCCTATGGTCTCGTTCAGACCTACGGGCCGGTGGCCAGCGTGTGGATCTCGAACCAGGGATCCTCGATCACGATCAACGTGGGCGACCCCTTGGTTCCGGGCGCCGCTCCCGGCGGGGCCACCTCGTTGGCCCCCACGTACGCGGCCAGCGGATTCAAATACATCCTGGCCTCCAACGTCCCGACGGGCTCGTGCATCTCGGCGACCGCCTGGATCAGCGGCTGGATCAGAGGGGTGCTCTAGACGATGGAATGGCTCGACGCTTTCCTCAACAAGTTCGCCGGCACGGCGAGTCCCAACATGCCGAGCCGGCTGTTCCAGTGCACGAAGTGCGGGAAGATTCGGTCCAGCGTGGATCTGGAGACGGGGAAGTGCGTCGGGCACAAGTTCCATTTGGCTGATGAGACCTTGTGGAACGTGTTCCGTTGGCTGGTGAGGCTATGAGCGATCATCCGGTCGTGGTGAAACGAGTGGCGGTGGGAATCCCTCTAAAGGGACACACCCCGCCCGAGTCTTACCACGACCGGATGATCATGGCCTTCACCATGGGGTGCATCGAGACGGCCCAGAAAAATGAAGGAACGTCCCCTCGGTACGAGTTCTTTTGGTTTAACGTCGGGGAGATCCATGTGGCGTTCGCCCGGGAACAGTTGGCGGCCCTGGCGCGGCAGTACAAGTGTGATTACCTGTTCATGATCGACGACGACATGCTAGCCCCGCCGGACCTGTTCTATCGGCTGGCCAAGCATGACGTGGACGTGGTCGCGGCCCTGGCCTTCACCCGGAACCCGCCGCACCGGCCCGTGATCTACGCCACGCGAGAAGGATACGACAAGGTGTCTGGGAAAGACTATTTTCAGAACGAGACCGTGTACAACTACCCGCGCAACAGCCTGGTGGAATGCGATGCGGTGGGGTTTGGCGCCGTGCTCATTAAGACGGCAGTCTTTGACAAGCTGGAAGCGCCCATCTTCTTTGGGGAGCACGGCACGGGAGAGGACGTTCTGTTCTGCATCCGGGCCAAGAAAGCCGGCGCGCGGATTTTCATGGACACCTCCGTCAAGCTGGGACACTTGACCCACCACGGGATCGTGACCGAGGAATACTCCGACGCCTACAACAAGATGACCCCTGAAGAAAAGGACCGGCTCTACGGGCAATACCACAAATATCCGACGATGGATTTGGCGCGATGATCGAGACGATGGCTGATAGGCCCATGAAGACTTCGATGGGCGGAAAGACGAAGACGGTGGCGGTTGTGATCGCCACCGTCGGAGAACGGTACTCTCTCTCCTGCTTCGACAGTTTCAAGGAACGGTCCGGCGCCGATGACAAGATCATCGCCTGGTACAACTGCATCAACGGGTTCGACCCGGACTATTTCGCTGAACTCAGGAAACGGACGGACGATGTGGTCGTCTGCACGAAGAACAAGGGGGTCCTGGAGGCGTTCGGATTTTCCCTCTTATACCTGGACTTCGACTACATCGTTTTGTCGGCCTGCGACGTGGTCGTGCGTGAAGGATGGTTGGATCGATATATGCGGGCCTTTGAAATTTATCCGGGCGCCGCCTGCGCCGGACAGTCGTGGGACAACAAGGCCGACTACAAGCTCTGGACGCCGGCTCGGTATTGTCCGGACCGCGTCACCATGTGGAGCCGGGACGCCATCAATCGGCTCGGGTCCATTTCACCATCATTCAGGCTCTTTGGCGATGGGGAGACCGAACTATTTTACCGAGCCGTGCATAGCGGATTTGAAGTGGTGGAAGTCAACGACATCGTGGAGGAGCTGACCATCGTGCATGAAGGGAGCGCCTTGTTGCCGAACAAGCAAGAGTTGGTGGACAGGAACATTGAAAGGCTTTACCGGTGCTCCGATCGCAAGTTCCGGGACTACAACTGGTGGGTGAACAACATATGACATCCACCGTCGACATCATCGTCGTCACATGGAACCTGCCGGAATACCTGAACCCGTGTCTGGCTTCCATCTTGACCCACGCCGTGACGGAGGACCTGTTCCGGATCATTCTGGTGAACAACGGACATCCGGATAGCGTGGCTCAGTGGAAAGGGCATCCTCGCGTGGAGATCGTGCAGACCGGCAAGAACCTGGGCTGGGAAGGCGGTCTCAAGGCCGGGCTGGCCGTTTCCAAGGCTCCCTACCTCGTCTTCATGAACGACGACACCTACATTCCTCTCAGTTCGCCTTTGTGGATAAACGAGCTTCTGACCAATTTTCGGGACCCTCAGTGCGCCGCCGCCGGGCCATCCTCGAACGTGGTCATGGGCGCTCAAAACATTTTTACCCCCACAAAGGAGTCAACCGTCATCGTTCCCTTTCTTGTTGGGTTCTGTTTGATGGTCCGGCGGGAAGACTTGGACGCGGCCGGTGGGGTGGACGACAGCCTGCCTGGTGGGGACGACCTGGACCTTTCGATCCGCCTCCGGAAGTTGGGCAAGTATCTGGTCTGTGATCGGCACGCCTTCGTCTACCATCACGGGTTCAAGTCGGGGACACGTAAGCACGGAGACTACTGGAACAGTGCCGAGATGACCCAGAAAACGAACGACGCCCTCATCCGCAAGCACGGGCTCAAGGCGTTCTGGGAGACCATTACCACGCCGTCCAAGCCTCGGTATGAGCAGATCTATCGCCATGACATCGAAGGAGAACTGGTCCGACGCCTCATTGTGGGAGAAAAGGTGCTGGAGCTTGGCTGCGGCGCCCAGAAAACGGTGGACACGGCCGTCGGCGTGGACTTCATCGAAAAAGGAAAACCTGTGCCCGGCCTGGGTGGCGCTGTGTCCGTGGCTGACATCGTGGCGGACGTGACGGAACGGTTGCCGGTTGAACCCATCTACGACACGGTCATCGCCCGACACATCCTGGAGCACTGCCTGAACCCAGTGAGGACCATCGGTTACTGGAAAGAGGCTCTGAAGCCCGGCGGTCGGCTCATCGTCGCAGTCCCGGACCAGAGCCTTCAGAGCACGATCCCGCTGAACTTTCAGCACGTCCACGCCTACACGAAAGAAAGCGTGAAGGACCTCATGGAATCTCTGGGCTGGGAAACAGTGGGCGTGGAAGACGCCGGCAACGGTATTTCTTTGGTGGGGGTGTTCAAACGTGTCTAAGCCGCGCGTAGCGATTTATTACTGGGTGATTCCTCAGACGGGGTTCCGGAACGATGGTCCTCCTCTTTTTTGGAACTACAACCTTCGGAAGCTCTTGAACGGGGATACGCAGATGGAGGACGGGGAGAGAAACGTCCGGCACTTGTGGCCGGTCGGAGACACGTCGAACTTCGGGAAATACGATCTTCATCTTCTGGTCGACCATGGAGAAGACGCGCTGGGTGTGCCGCTGGACTTCGAGTATCCCCACCCAAACGCCTACGTCGTCTCTGATGCTCATCTGGGGTATGCTCACCGCTTGTCCCAGGCTAAGAAGTTCGACTTCGTCTTCTGCAACCAGAAGAGGGCAATGGACGAGTTTGTCCGGGACGGCGTGGACCCCAAGAAGCTGTTTTGGATGCCCCACGCGGTGGAGCCAGACGTCTATAAGCCGTACCCCATCATCGAGAAATATGACTGGGCGCACATCGGATACCTGAACTGCCCGGAACGGGTGGACATCTTGGACCGGTTCTGCAAGGAAATCCCGAACTGGTATTTGGGGTGGCGGACGCCGGTGGCCAAGGGGTTCAACGAGATGGACGACGCGGCCAAGAAGTTTTGTCAGGCCCGTCTCATCCTCAACTACAACATCAAAGATGACGTCAACATGCGGAACTTTGAGTCCCTGGCCACCGGCAAATGCGTCCTGACGAAGGATATCCCCACGATCCATGACCTCTTCGTCGACGGGAAACACCATCGGACCTACAAGTCGGTGGACGAGGCCGTGGAGATCGCCAAGCACCTCTTGGCTCACGACGAGGAACGGGCGCGGATCGGCCAAGAAGGGCTGAAAGAGATTTTGGCGAAGCACACCTATATGCACCGCGTGCAGGAGCTTTTGGAAAAGACAATCGGATACAAGGGGGTGGAGCATGCTGTTTCGGATCGTTAATCATCACATCAAGAATCAGGAAATGAGGGATAAGCTAATCTGCATTAATTTTTTACCGGAAGAGTTTTACACCCAGGAGATCGAGGGTCACAAGGTGCTTCGCCCTCCGTTTGAGTTTGACAACGAAAAGAATTTGCCGCGCGACATCCGCGCCCAGTTTCCTGAACGGATGACGGTCTATGAAATCGTTCAGCCTCTGAATGAGGCTCAGACCATGGAGCGTTACCGCCACGACCGGCGGTTTATTCCGTCGAGCATCCAGATCGTGAAGATTGACTGCGCGACTGGCCCTGGCGAAGAGAAATGGAAAGAGGTTGAGAAATACATCGAGAAACTCCGGCCGGCCAGCATCAAGTTCATGGAGCCGGCCATCGTGGGCGACCAGCTCAACTGGACGCTGGAAGCAGAGGATGTTCCTGTGATCGATTTGCATCCCGAGGGCAAGCGGGAGGCCGGCGCGCCGACGCCGAAGGCGTCTGATGCTGAAGCGGCTCAAGAAGAGGCCGAGGAGGAACAGCCTGAAACACCAGCGCCGGTGCCCGAAGAAGAACCCGCTGAAAGGCAGAAGGTCAAGATGTTCAACGGTAAACCGATCTGTCCTGACTGCAATAAGGTTTATAAAAACATGAGTTCGCTCAGAAATCATCGGTATTTGTCTCACAAGAAGAAGGTTCAGGAAAAAGCTGAAAATAAGGTTGAGGAAAAAGTAGAGGAGGTTGTCCATGGCTGAGGTGTGCTCTTTTAAAAGAATAACGACATCCGGTATCGTCGGCGATTCCGGAGCCCCGATCGATGTGGCTGGCTATGTCGTGACATCTGGCGGCGGCGGCGCGGCTGCGCCCACGTTCATGAACGGGACATCAGCAAGCGCCCCGGCGGCTTTCACAGCAGCCAACACGGCCACCAGCACGACGACTATTCAGTCTATTCCTCTTCCCGTGCGCCTTCCATTGGGATGCTTCGTGAGCTTTGATGCCAATACGTCGGTGGTGACGGCCTTTTTCATTCAAGCGATCACCTGAATTCGGTTAGGGGGCGGAGGAGCGCGTCATGCAATTCTCCGTGATGCAGACAGAAGTAGCAGACCAAGCCGGCCTGGACCTAACGGACACGACCACGAAGACTCGTGTCCAGCGGTGGCTCAACATCGTTCAGCAAGACATCGTGAGCCGGTGGCCTTGGGAGTTTGCGAGGGGTCGTGAAGTCATCCAAACAGTCATTGATAAATCCGCTGGGACCGTTGCCATCCCGAATGGGGGGACGACAGTCACCGGCACGGGAACGGCTTTTGCGGCCGGCGACGTCGGCAAATTTATTCAGATTAACGGTGCCAACGACTGGTACAAAGTCACGGCGTTCACGTCTTCCACGTCCATTACCATAGAAGCTCCTTACACCCAGACAACCGCCACGGCTGCTGGATATCTGTTGCGCCAGATGTTTTACAGCCTGTCTTCTTCCGCCGACTCGATTCTGGACATTCGGAACTGGAACACGCCGCTCAAAATCTATCAGACGGACCCGCGCCTTCTAGACACCATCGTCCCCAACCCGCAGTCCACGAATTCCCCGTCGGCGTTCATCACCTACGGATACGACTCCAGCGGGAACATCCAGATTTCTCCCTACCCTTTTCCGAACGATGTCCGGAACTTTGAGATCCGCACATGGAAGAGAGCGACGGATATGTCGGCCGACACGGACACGTCCATCATCCCGTCCAAGTGGAGCCACATCATCACGTATGGGGCGAACTCGTTGGCCTTTGCCTATAAGCGGGACGCCAGCATGGCGGGCTACTGGAAAAATCTTTATGAAGAAAAAATCGGCGACATGGTTCTCAAGTGCCGCACCAGCGAAGACGAGATGTTGGTCCTCCAGCCGATTGACTCGCGCGAGCGTCCTTATTTCTTGAGCATGGGGGGAACGTGGCCGGTGGTCAGGTAACGACATACAGAGGGCCGTTTGGGTTCATTCAGGGCTGGAACTCAAAAGCCTCTTCTATTACCTTGCCGCCGAACTCCATGACGGACGCGCAGAACGTCAACATTGTGTATGGGGATCTGGTCAAACGTCAGGGGTCCGCCAAGATAAACTCAGCGGCGATCTCCGGCACGCCCGCCATCCACGGGCTCTTTGACTGGCAGACCAACGCCGGTCAGCGGTCGCTCATCATCACCGCCGGAACCAAAATATTCAAGGCCAACGATCTATCGTCCACGTTCACGGACATCACCGGAAGCGCCACGATCACTTCTGGTCAGAACAACCTGCACACCTTCGCCAGCCTCAACAACATTTTGATCATCTGTGGAGGCACAACCCCTGACACGCCTCTTCAGTGGACTGGATCTGGCAATGTGGCGTCTCTGGCCGGATCTCCCCCCGTTGGAAACATTTGTGCCGTGTGCAACAACTTCGCGTTTATTTCCGGTGTTGCCGCCAATCCGTCCCGCATCTATTGGTCCAACGTGATCGACCCCAACACATGGCCATCGACGAATTATGTGGAGTTTCGTGCGTCCGACGGTGATAAGGTGACGGCTCTGTGCGACGCAGACCAAAGCTTGGTCATTTTTAAGCGACGGTCCATCGGAATTCTCTGGACCATTCCACCCACTTCTGACGCCTCGGTCACGTTGGGGCCTCTCACCCAGGTGATTCCGACGATGGGCTGTCCAGGGCCTCTCTGCGTGGACAAATTGGATGATGGTCGAATCGCTTTTTTGGGAACCAACGCCCATGTTTATATTTTTGATGGGACCGCCCTTCAGGATATTTCAGACCCGGAACCGCCGTTCGGTTCTATTCAGCCAACATTAAACGGTGTGAACGTATCCCACCTTCAGTATGCTGTGCTCAAGTTTTATCCTACTCGTAGAGAAATTTGGTTGTCCGTCGCGGAAGGATCCAGCACAACCAATAACGCCATTTATGTTTACAGTCTGGAATACAACTGCTGGGAGTCAAAGTTTGTCGGCATCGCGGCGAACACCATGGCGCAGAGCATTGATACGCGGGGGTCTCCGTCACACCCCATCATTATGCTGACTGGAAACTACAGCGGCCAAGTTTATGAGCAAGATAATGGAACCACAAATGCGGAAGATGTCAACGGCGTGATCGACGGATACGGAACGGTCAGCGTTCTTATGGGCATCGGAAAACGAGACTACCTTCCCAAGTCGCTTATGGTTCCTTTAGAAGCCAACGGTCTAACAAACCTGGAAGTGAATTATGGGTTTAATGGATATACGGAGGTGTCGAACTCTACGTTGATTTCTCAGGCTGGTACTGGCGGAACGCTCGACTCTTTTGTTTTGGATACGTCCGTCCTGGGCGGGAATCAGACGCTCTATAAGAGTGATGTGGTGTCTGTTGCGGGCAGTGCAGTCACCATGCAGGTCCAGTTCAGAAATCGTCAGGCTGGACAAACCTTCACAGTCCACCCCTTCTTTATTTCGGAAGAGGTGATCACATGACCATCTCAAGACTTGCCACTTTTAAGACAGATGACTCTATAGGTTCAAATGCTTTGAACAAGGAGCTGAACAACATCGTTTACTACATCAACAAGCTCACGGCCGGAAGCATTTCTTCTACCAGTTCTTTTTCATATATCGACCTGGTCCCGCAGTCCACCGCCCCCGCCGTAAAGCAGGGACGCCTTTATTTCAATTCTGTCGACCAGCAGCTTTATATTTGCAAGGACGGGATCACATGGTCAATCGCTGCCTGAAGCCTGTGCTCATCTTGTTTGCTCTTGCGGGCGCCGCGCACGCCGGCAGTTACTGGGACGTCAACTCAACGTCCGGGACAGCGAGAGTTCCTTTCACCTTTACTTCAACGGCGACCATGAACTTGATCGGGATATTAAACACGCTGGGAACAGCGACGGCCAGCATCACTGGATACAATTCAGCCGATTTACGCATGACGGGATCTGGCTGGAGCACGCAAAGCACGGCCGCTGTTACTGTCTGGGCGACACAACATATGGAGGGAGCCGCATCCAGAGCTGACGGCGTTCTAAACCATTCCTGGTTCCTTTTGGACTATCAGAATTCACAAAATGTTGGAGCGCTGGCCGGCGACACCACCAAAGTCCTCCAGTACGATTTTGCGAATCGTGAATTAACGTTGATTGGACAGGACACAGGCTCTAGCGCCATGTTCAATCTGCGTGCCAGGCCTGAAGGTGGGAGCGACTGGATCAGGTACTACAAGAACGACAACGTGGACACGTCGACGGTGGACTATACGCACACCTGGCAAACAGGTGTCAATGGTTGGACCAACACCTATAAGTACACGATTATCCGGGACGTTATTTTTGACTCTCTCGTTATTTCTGAAGATGGAAAGTGGATGGTTGGCCGTCTTCCGACAAATCTTTGGCAGCAAAACGATAAGTCACTATTCACCTCCAGATTTATGGTTAAGGGGTATGTCGACGAAAACCAATTCGTCGTTCAAGGAAGCACCGGGCAGAGTGCGGCGATCTTCCAAATCCAGAAGAACGATGCAACAGTGCTGACATCCATTTCTGCATCCGGAGACCTCAATTTTGAGGGACACACTGTCAGCGGATCAGAAGCGTCGGGAGGTAGTCTATTTCTTCGGTCCACATCGAACGCGACGAAAGGAACAATCGTCCTGGGCTCTGCGGCCACGACAGCCTATGACGAGGTAAATGATCGGATTGGTATTGGAACTGGATCTCCTTCTGAGAAACTGGACGTTCGCGGAACCGGAACAACCTATGCTTTGCGCGTGTCTACAAGCTCTACCGGGTCGCCCGTGGCGCTGGGCGTAACGAACGCTGGGAACGTTAGCATGACTGGCTCGTTGGCCATTACTTCTCTGTCCACGGCAAAAGCTGCGGTCATCGACGCGAATGGATTTCTCAATACCGTGTCTGTTTCCACGACTGAATTGAGTTACGTGGCAGGTGTGACCTCCGCCATCCAGACGCAGCTAAACGGAAAACAAGCGACGATCACCACTCTGCCGATTGCAAACGGAGGGACGAATTCCGGAACGGCATTGTCCGGATCGTCCATCATGGTTTCCAACGGGTCCGCCATCGTTCAAGGATCGGCCGGAACGTCCACACAGGTCCTGCATGGCAACGCATCGGGAACGCCGACATATTCGCAGGTGTCTTTGACGGCCGACGTGACCGGTTCATTACCAGTCGCTAATGGGGGTCTGGCGGCAAACCAATTGACGGCGGCACAAATCGCCTCTGGGTCAAGCATCCTCAACCAGATCGGAGGCACATGGATATCTTCGGTGACTCACAACGCGACAGGAGATTCCACGCTGAATCTGACAGCCAGTTTTTTCAGCGCAGCGCCGTATTGCACGTGCACAGCGGTCAACGACAGCACGCCGAATGGTCGTGTTTGTAAAACACGCAGCACTTCATCCAGCGCCATCCGCGTGGTCACGACCGTGGACAGCACGGATGCCGCAGCGGATGAAAACTATACGATCATGTGCTTTGGCGCCAGATAGCTCAAACAGATAATGCGTAAGGAGATCTTATGGCTACGATTTCGAGGGTAACTACCTGGTCCAGCGGACAAATTTTGAAAGCCGCAGACCTGAACGGCGAGTTCAATAATATAACGAACTATCTAAATAACGCCGATTCAGGCGCGACGACGTGGAACAGAGTTCTTGTCACGAACGCTTCGAGTGTTCCCCTGGTCATCAGCAATTCGAGCGGGTCACAAGATGTTGCTGATTTTCAGGTTAACGGGACCAACAAGGTAACAATTAATGGAACCGGCGTCATCACATCAACCGTAGCTTCTGGTAATTCCTTGGTGATTGATTCGCCGTCTTTGATCGTTGACTCCACGAATCATAGAGTTGGGTGCGGAACGGCGACACCGTCCACGCAACTTCACGTCTCCGGAAGCAGCTACCCTCAGCTAACTGTTGATGACAATACCTCGCGGACGTTTGCCATCGGCGTGTCATCCTCCACTTTCAAAGTCAGGGATGTTACAGGAACCGCAGACCGGCTCTCCATGTCTTCCACGGGGATTCTATCATTCCCAAACCAGTCCGGATGTCGAATTCATCTGAGCGGCAATCAAACCATCAATCAGAACAGCGAGACGGTCATTGCCTTCAATACCGCCGACTTCGACAATCAGAGCGAGTTCGACACCGCCACGAACCACAAGTTCACCGCTCTGCAAGCCGGACTTTATCTTGTGAGCGTTCAAGCGGGATACAGCGCATTCTCAGCAACCGCGACCAATGTTTACGTTTCCATCCGAAAAAATGGTTCTCAGGTGGCCGCAGGCTTTTCAGGATTCGGCGCTGTTGGTACTACCGGCGCTCCGAGCTTTTCTTGCACGAATCTCGTGAGTCTGGCGATTGGAGACACGATAGATGCGACGACATCACAAAACAGTTCTGGGAGCCAAACACTCCTTGCCGGGAGTGGGGTGAACACTTGGATCTCCATTGCGAAGGTGGCCTAATGCAGAAAATCAAACTCACTGAAGAATATCTCAAGGCGGAGATCGCTTCTTGCCAAAAGTCCATCAGCGAGCTTCAGGACAAGATTCAGCAGCATGTGGGTGTGATCTCTCATTGTGAATGGGTGCTCAAAAACATCGAACTTACTGAATCTGGTACTGCCGTGGTAGAGGTGCCGTTGAAAACAGAAGAGCGACAGCCCATCGTCTTGGCGTAGAAAGAATTTTCATAAAGGAGGCCACCGGTCAGGCGGTGGACTAAAACATGTCCTGGCTCAGCAAACTTGCTTCTCCGGTTGACAAGATCATAAACACAGCCACTCTCGGCCTAACAAATTTTGGCGGACAGGGAAATATTCTTTCCCCAAAGAATCTTTATGGCAATAACCCTTCTATGCCTGCTGCGCCGAGTTGGGCCACTGATCAGTCGGCACTTCAAGCAGAGCAACAGAACGAGAACAATCTGACAAATCAGTATATGACAAATAGTCAGAATACGTTCAACACGCAGCAAACAGCTCTTCAAAACGCGCTCAATAATTACCGTCAAACAGCAGAAACGGATCTCACTACTGGCCAAGAGGGTGAGCAGATGCGCCAGTATTACAACAGGCTCGGTCTTCTGAACAGCGGTGCTTTTAACGATGCCTTGGCCAATCGATTTGGAGATATACAGCAGCAGAGCGACCAGGCCATTTTGAACAACGGCGTGAATTTTGAAAACACTCTTCAGGGGATCTTAGGTGAGGGATATAACAATCAAGTCAGTCTTGGGCAGGCGGGCCTTCAAAGACAGTATTCGCTTGAAGATGAGGCCTATCAGGCGGCAGTGAATCAAGTTCTCGCTAAACAGAAAGATCAGTCAGCTACCAAGAATTCTCTTATTCAGGGTGGCGGAGGCCTCCTTGGAGGCATTCTCGGAGGACTTTGTTTCCTTGCCGACACGCCTGTTCTTATGGCTGACGGATCTGAAAAGAGAATTGCTGAGATTTCTCTTGGCGATGAAACGAAAGGCGGCGTCGTCGTCAGTACTCGCCAAGCGGTGTCGAATAATCTCTTTGATTATAAAGGGGTTGGCGTGACAGGCTCTCATGCTGTGCTGGACGACGAGCAATGGAAGAGAGTAAAAGATGCCAATGACGTTTCTCGTCTGGCTGGTGTTTTTAAGATCTATAGCATCGTCACGTCGGGTCATCGTATCTATGTAGGCGATCTCACGTTTGCGGATGAGTTGGAGCATGACCGTTACACGAGTCTTCAAGAAGCAAACGCCCACATGGACGAGTCGATTGAGCTGCTGAATAAAAAGATGGTTGCCGGAGGCATTTAATATGGCCCTTGATCTTCGCGCACGTTTCCGCGCTCCATCAATAGAAGATTACAGTCGTGGTCCTTCGCCGCTGGCTGAAGCTGTCGACACTGGGTCTCAGTTGGCGACTCAGTATCTTCAGAAACAAAAGAAAGCCGACTTCGCCGCGCAGCTCAAAGAGGCGATGGCGAATAATCCGAATCTGAAAGACCTGGCACCGTTGGTGACGGCCGACACGGTGGACCAGATCATCCCTCATGTCGCCGGCGTCATCGCCAAGGCGAATGAGACACAGGCGGGCATGGTGGATACACCGTATGGCCGGATGAGCGCCGCACAGTGGGCGTCGATCCAGGAACGCATGGGCCGTGACCAAGATCGAAAAGAGACGGCAAAAAACTTGGAGGACTTGCGGGCCAATGAGGCGAAAACCCGGCAAATCATGGCTGAGACCGCCGCGCAGCAAAAAGAGAGTGATCGCGCGATGCGCGAATGGCTGGCACGGCAAACTCTCCAAATGCGTGGAGAGGCGATTAAGGCACAGCATCCGTTTCTTAACGCCTTGGGTCTTGGTCCTAAAATTCCGGACCCTTACGATGAATCCAGTTTTCCAGGCAGCGGTGGTCCTGTGGCGCCTGGAACGGTTCTTCCTCCGGCACCTGGGGCTATGAATCGGGGTAAAGGCGCTTTTGCATCAGCAGGCCTTCGACGTGGAGATGTGAAGAAGGGATATCGCTACAAAGGCGGAGATCCGTCGAAGAAAGAGAGTTGGGAGCCGATGCAATGACAGCGCCGTGGGAAGACTATCAGTCTTCGGACTCGAAGCCTCCGTGGGAAGACTATGGACAGGCCCAGCAGCAACCATCTTCTCCGCGAAGATCTGATGTTGATTTACTAAAGAGCCTGGCTATGTCTCAGATGTTGGGACAGCAAGCTAATTTTTCCGGCCAGGACGCAGGTCAAATATTGACTATGCCAAAGCGTGGCCTTGAAGGTATTGCTGTTGGTCTCGAACAGTTTCTCTCCCATCCGACCGATCCAAGCAATGCTCTTCAGAGAGCTTCGGCGGCCACTCAGCCGGACTATATCCCTCAAAAAGGAGAAAAGTTCGGATCTTTCGCTGGTGGAATGATGGACCCGGTCAGCATGGGCCTTGCTGCGGCGGGTGGAACGCCTTTTGAAGCTGCGAGCATGGCCGGGGCTTTGGGTGGGGCTGCAGCGGCTGGCAGCGGCGGATCTATCCTTGACCAGCTATCTTCGAGTGGTCGCGTTGATCCTAAAGCCACTCTTTCTGACACGGCAAAAGCGATGGCGATAGCTGGAATTCTTCAGGCGCCTCAATCCCGGCTGGCCAGAAGGGTTGGCGGCGCTCTTAGCACAGTCCCGCCGGATGAGTATGGACAGATCGTAAAGAATCCAAAAATCATGCTTCCTGAATTTTTAGGCGGCGCTGAAAGCCCAAAGACGGCTGGACAAACTTATCGAGCGGGTGTTGAACGCGCTGGCGTTAATCCGGACGCTCTTGATCTGCCGAAGGAATATCCGAAGTCGGTCCGCATCCGACATGTGATCGAGGTTGAAAACGACCTTGACAGAATGAAGAGTGGTATACGGGTCCCGATGGGCATGGATAAGAAGACCGGTGATATCAAATACGGGACACCGACGGTTTCCACAGAAGATCTCATCAAGGCGAACCGGGAAGCGCGAAAAGTCATCGAAGGAATTCCTGAGCAGGAAACTTCTCTTCGTCGTCAGTGGATCGAGACTAAAAACAAGATCAAGACAGAGATCGCCAACCGCAATGACGGTCTGGCGCAGACGTTTAAAAAGTATGCGATGTCTAAGACCAAGGAAACTCTGAGTTCCGCAGTGCCGAAGAGCGGTTATATGCTGCGGCGCACGATGTTCCATCCTTTGAACCCTGTCAACTTGGCGATTTCCCCCCGCGTCCTTTCGTCCATCATCACAGGGTCCGCTCTTATTCCGACGCCTATTAAAGGGACCATCGCCAACTCTGCCGTCGAGCTTTTGCGCCGCAAGCGTGATCAGCAGGCCGAAGAGGATCAATGAAGATTCTGATTCACTCCGCGACAGGAGATTCCGCCGGTCTGGCGCAGATCTTTCAGAAAGAGGGCCACAAGGTCTCCTGGTTTATCAAGGAGAAGACCTGCCGGGAGCTGATGAAGAATATCGTTCCCCAGGTCTCCAGCATGGTGGAAGGCGTCAAGGAGAAGCCGGACTTCATCCTGTTTGACCGGGAAGGGGACGGCGACCTGGCCGACAGGCTCAAGAAAGCGGGCCTGGCTGTGTGCTGCGCCTGCGGGCTGGCGGACAAGATGGAGCTGGACAGGGCGTTCGGGATCAAGATGATGGAGGACGCGGGGATCAAGATTCCCAAGACCTCGAACTTTAGCAACGTGGAAGAAGCTCGCGCCCACGTCAAGAAGTTTCCCGCCGCCTACGCCATCAAGATGGACGGCAACGTATCGGCCGCGTCCAGCTACGTGGCCAAGGACGAGAAGGACATGCTGGACTACATCGACTATCAGAAGGAAATGAAGCTTATAAAGCCGGGGACGAAATTCGTCCTGCAAGAGGTGGTGAAAGGTGTCGAAATCTCGACGGAAGTCTGGTTCTCGCAAGGCAAACCTGTCCAGCCGTTCAACAGCACTTTCGAGACGAAAAAGTTCATGCCCGGAGATCTTGGTCCTAATACTGGATGCGAAACATCAATTGTATTCCCTTATCGGGGACTCATGCCGAAAATGGTTGAGCGAACAATCGCCAAAGTCTTCCCCATCATGGAAAAAGAAAAGTGGACAGGCCCCCTCGACATCAATTGCATCGTCTCCGACAAAGACCATGAGCCTTACGGCCTGGAATGGACAGTTCGACTTGGGTACTCAGCCATCTACGCCTGGGCAGCCGCCATTGGCGGTGGAATCGCTGACTTTCTCCACGACATCGCCCACGGAAAGATATCCCGTATCCCCGTCAAAAGCTCCTGGGGCGCGGCGCTCAAAATCAGCATCCCGCCGTACCCACTTGAGCTTCCAGATGATCCCGAGACAGAAAAAACAATTTATGAAGCAACGGCGGCGCAGAGAATTAAGGCCCCCGAAGTGGATAGACAGTGGCTTCCTATAGACGCCATGAAAGATGAGAAAGGGCGCCTGGTGACGGCCGGGGTCAACGGAATCGTGGGCGAGTGCTTGGGTCCCGGCAGGACTCTCCAGTCGGCGTGGAAGGCAGCTCAGGACGTGTTTGAGAAGGTGGAAGTGCCCAACAAGATGGGCCGGTTCATCGACGGGGCGGAACGGGCATGGAAGGGCATCAAACAAATGCGGGAATGGGGATATGACCTTCCAAACCCTGGAGGAGACAAATGAACGCCGTGGACCTGCTTCGACAGAACAGGATGGACCCGGGAGACGCGCAAGGGATGCCTGACTACCTCTCACAAATGCAGGGGATCCAAATGGGGCCTCCGCAGCAGGCACAGCAACCTATGCAGGGCCAACAAATGCCGCAGTTGTCTCCTGACCAGCAAATGAACCGGGCGGCCATCCAGGCACTCATGTCGAGCGACTACATGAAAGCCGGCCAATTTTGGCAGACGGCCCTTCAGATCAACCCGCAGAATCCGGAGGCGATGAGAGGGCTGGAGAGAGTGAAGCAGATCATGAGCCAAAACACGAGGTTGGGCAGGTCTACCACGGAGGGGTTTCGATGAGCGATCACGGCAGGCGGTATTTGGATGGAACTGTAGGGATGATTATCAAAGCTCTTCCCGTTTTGATTCTTATAGGAACTTTCCTTGTGGCGTGGGGCAACATCAAAGCCCGCGTGGACTACCACGAGGAAATGCTCCAAGAAATGAGGCAAGACATCAAAGAGATCCTTCATCAATTGAAAGAAGGGTGATACTAATGAGCACTCCAAGTCCGTGGGAATACTTTTCCGTCGAAGAGTTGAGCTGTAAGTGCGGTTGCGGCCAGATGAAGATGAACGCGGATTTCATGGACAAGGCCGTCAAGATAAGAAAGTTCTACAACGTCCCCCTCATCATCAACAGTGCCTACCGGTGCCCGGAATACGACGCCAAGGTGGGAAGCAGTTCAGAGCCTGGTGCAGGCCCGCACACGATGGGCAGGGCTCTGGACATCGGCATCAATGGATCGGATCTCTACGCTTTTCTGGCCTGCCTGTTCAAGCTGGGTCTTACCACAGGGATCGGTCTTGAGCAGAAGCCAGCCACTCCCCCTCTTGACCGGTTTTGTCACATCGACGATTTAAAGCCTGGAGAATTTCCAAAACACTTCAGGCCGAATATTTGGACATACTGAAGGATTTTGTCAAGAAGACGCTGGACGGGGGCGTGAAGATCACGTTCCTGAAAATCAGGTTCGGAGGTGCTGGAATGGGATTCTTCGAGAGTCTGCTGGTCAAGTTCATCGGCAAATATCTGGACGCGGATCTCCAGAAGTGGCACGTATCCAAAGCCAAGGTCATCGCCATCATCGCGGCCATTCTTCCGGCCGTGCCGTCCATCGCCGCGTCGATTGGGTATCCTGTGACGATTCCGCCGGTGGTGTATGAAATCCTAACCGCCCTTGGCCTCTGGGCCGCTGGCCACGACACCAGCGCCACGCCCCAGGCGTAATGTCGGGCCTAGAACAAGAACTAGACTTCCAGATCAGGGCCTACGGACTGCCGGCGGCTGTTCTGGAATACCGGTTTCATCCCGAACGCCGCTGGCGGTTCGATTTCTGTTGGCCTCAACAAAAGGTCGCGCTGGAAGTGGAAGGCGGGATCTGGACCAATGGGGCGCACAACCGGGGACAGCATTTCATCTCAGATTGCGATAAATACAACAACGCCACGCTGGCCGGCTGGAAGGTCTTTCGTGTGACGGGCTCACACATCAAATCAGGCGACGCAGTAGAATTGGTGAAGCGCGCCTTGGCTAATTGATCTTTTCTTTGTCCACGCGTACAACTTTCGTGGACTCGTTGGAAATGGACCGCGCCAAAGTGATGAACATGAGAGGCATGACTTCCACAGGGATGCCAAAAGACTCGACAACGTAGCCATCGACAGAAAGAATGATTTTGAACCATGGCTTTCCGCCGAGGATTTTTTCAGCAGCTTCACCCAATCTGGCCAGCTCCGCCTTTTTGATGTCTTCTTCCGTCGGTGTCATGTTCTCTCCCGTTTTGCGCGTGGTGTCGTATACGCGCCCCACGTTTGGTCTTCCGAGTGGACCAAATTAGCCTTTTTAGGCCGCGACTGCAACGGCCTGTTCGGTCTTGGCCGGGCGCCCGCGTTTGCGAGCTTCTTTCTTCGGCTCTTCGGCTTCGACGGCTTTCTCCGCCTTGGCCTTCCGACGCTTGCGCGTCTTCGCGCCGCTCAGCTTGGCGATGGCCGACTGGATGAGCGCCACGGCGCGCAACTGGACCTTCAGGTCCTTCTTCAACTGCTTGATGCTGTCTTTCATTTGGTCTCCTTTAGTGCTGAATGGCATATTTATCTTTTATGCCTATGATAGCGATCACTATCATCAGTTCGATCAGCGTGAATCCTTTCTTCCTCATTGCCCAGAATCCTTCGGCTGGACCATGATCACCGACTTATCGCCCAAGGACGTCACAGGAAGTTTCCCATCCCATTTTTTGATCCACTCCAGCGCAATGATGTCCTTGGTCACGGTCATTTTCATGAGCCGTTGTTTTTCCGCCTCCGCCTCAGCTTCCAAGATCGTCTGCTTTTTCTTTTCCTCGGCCTGCATCCGCTGATACTGGGCCGTCTTGATTCGCTGTTCTTCGACCTGTTTTTCCTCGACGACCTTGTTGAACTCCGGGTCGAAGGTGATGTCCACCAGGTTGACGGACTCCAGGGTGATATTGTAGCTCGCCAACCTGGCTGTCAGCATGCTCTCTATGTTTGAGCGCAGGGTTTCACGCTTGACGATGATTTCTTCCACCGGGAGCTGCGCGGCGGAAGCCTTCACCGCCTCGTGAACGGCCGGCTCGATGACTTTTGCCGGATAGTCCGGCCCCACCTTCACATACAGCTCGTTGACCTTGTCATAGGCCAGGTGGTAGTTCAGGACCACGTCGACGTCCACCTTCTGAAGGTCCTTCGACGCGGATTCCGACTTGATGTCCACGCGCTGGGTCTTCACGTCGAACTTCTCGACACCCGTCAGAAGAGGCGTCTTGAGGTGCAGCCCCTGTGGCGAGGAAGCCGTGTTCCCAGAGACCCGGCTGAACGTCACGGCGACCTCTCCGGGGTTCACGACATACCAAGAGCCCATGAACAAAATGAGCACAACAACGCCAACCACAATGGCGGCGATCCTCATTAATGCTGTCTTTGCTTCATCATCCATTTGACGCCCCCTTTTCACTTTAAATTACATCGTCCAGAGATATATCATCCCCCCACTGCGCGAGGAAGAACCGGTCTTCCGTCCCATTCAGCCGCCCTAGCAGAAGCGGGTCCTTCATCTTCGTCACCGACGCGATGGTGAAATCGTCGAAGATCTCCTTCTCGCGGGCGGCTTTGAGAGCTTTCAGGGCATGCTCCGGCGGGATGGCCTGGTAGTCTTTCACCGGGACCTCCGCCCACATGAACCCGGAGACACCGTCGGCCTTCGGAGAAAGCATGTCCTGCGTGAAGGCGTAGAACTGACGTCCGTCTATTGTTTGTTGAAATGACGACGTTCTAATGGGCTGGCTGGTGACCCACCCCAGAGGATCGGTTTGACCTTGTAATGATCCAAATACACCCTGTAAGCCTCCCAAAGAAAAAGACACCTGCTGACGATAAGCCATTTGGTTCAGTGTGTCGTTATACTCCTTCGCCTTCCTGTTCAGAAACGTCTGGATCTTGGCCGGCGTGATGACCAGATACTTCTCCTTGGCGACGCACTCCAGCTTTTCGGCCAGGAGGACCTTATCCCGCATCTGCTTGGCGACCCAATCCAGCCCAAGCTCTTGAAGTTCTCTCATTTTTTCCAAAGCGTGATATTTCGGCTTTTCCGCCGTTCCCAGAGGTGCACAGTCTTTCACCAATTCGCTCAGATCGAACTCGTTCATTTCGGAATCTCCTGTGAAACAGATTCCTTTCTTTCTCGGTAAGAAAGGTCGGGCTTGCCGTCCTTTTGAGGAGGTTTCGCCCCCAGAGCTGCCCCGCAGTTGAAATGCCTGTCCTGGAAGTAGTTATCCACCCTCGGCCTGCTGTCGCTGTACCGCCAGATCCTATACCCGCACTTGCTGCAAAAAAGCTTTTCGTCCATCAGACAACCACTCCTTTGGTAAGGCTGTGAATAAACTCAGCAAGGCACTCTGTTTTACAGAAATGCTTGTTTTTGAAATCGGTCCATGGATCAAAAACACGTCCCTTTTTTATTTCGATCCACCCGTCGGGAGTATAAGACGACTCTTTTTTCTTGCACCAGTCGCATTCTGTTACGTGCCATTCGCTCATTAGAAGGGCACCTCTTCTTCTTGCGCCGGGGACACGGACCGCGCGCCCTCTTCCACCGGCCTGATGCGGCGGACGTTATTCTGTGCCTCGCCATTGAAAATTTCAATGCCTATGTTGGCGATAAACATCCTGCCGGTCCAACGGGTCTCGTCCCAGTCGAACTCTCCATCGTAGGGCTCCCCGATGGTCTTCAGGAAGTGGAGGGTCAGCCCGATGTTCTTGTGGCCCGTCGGATAGAAGATCACGAACATCCGCACCTTCCGGCCTTTGTATTCTCCGTCGATGGGCGACGCTGTGACCGTCACCATATCGTGCCCGCTCGTCTTGGATTTGCCGACGACGGCTTTAACGATCTCCATGACATATTCGCCGGCCGGAATGGGTTTCGGAATTCCGTCGTCGGGCACAGCGCCTCCAGAATTGTATCGGCCGCTCATTTTTTGGCCTCCAAAAGATCACCCTTCACAGTGTCCAGCTTCCCGCGCAGGAAAGAGATCATCTTCGTGGCGCGGTCTTCCGGCAGGTCGGCAACGGTGTCCGCGTCCGCCTTCTCTAGCCACTTCTCGATTTCGTCCGGAGAGACCTTGATGATGGCCAAGAGCCTTTCGATCTCAGCTACCTGGACGGCGGACGCCATGGGGACCGGCGTGCTGGCACGCTCCACGATGTCCTTCCCGTAGAAGTTGCAGAAGTTCTCATACGACCACTCGAACTCCGCCGGGAAGATCTGGGTGCCCAGGTCCTCCCGCTTTTTCTCGGTGACGGCGAAACGTTTGTCTCCGCGTTTTTCAAGACGAAATATGAAGTCGAAGAAGTAGCCGTCTTTGACGTCACTGTCGAAGGTGACGCCCAGTTTCGTCATGTTCTCACCGTAGAGGTCTTTCTGGTGCGCGGTGATGATGACGTTCATGTCGAGGTCCGTCAGGAGCCGGCGTAGACGGCGCGTCTCGCCTTTCACCTTGCCCCAGTAGCGCGGGCCGAAGTCCTGAAGCTCCTGCTCCTTCTGGGTCTTGGCGTGGCGCTCGAAAAGCCGGTTCCACTTGTCCTGGAGGTCTTGGTACGCCACGGTGATGGGATCGATGATGAGGGTCCGGTAGTCGTGCTTGGTGCTCATGAGGGACTTGATTTGCTCGACCACCTTGTCGAAGGACGTGGTCTGGAGAACCACCGTGCCCTTGTTGTTCAGGGTCTTGTGGTACCGCTTGCTGCCCTTCTCCAGGTCCAGCAAGTAGGCGTTCGGGAACTGAGCGACGGCGAGAGTTTTCCCGACGCCTTTGTCCCCGTAGACGAACATCTTCAGCTTGTCTTCGGAGGCGGTGGGCTTTTTGGCTTCAAGTGCCATGGTTTCTCCTTTTCGCAGGTGCAGTAAGAACTGTCGCAGACGTCACAGTAAAAATCTGGGTCAATCTCTTCTTCCGGTTCGGCTTCCGGTGTAGGCTCCGTCGGGAGCTTGGCCAGAGCGTCAAGCAGCCTTTGTCGCCACATCGCCTCCCAGCAGTCATCTCCCATCTCTGGCCTTGGGCTCTCTGACCTTCAACCGTTCCCGGCGCGCCAGAATCCCTCTCTCAATAAAAGCCAGGTCTTCCTCGGAAGCTGTCTGAGAAGCCAAGACGCGGTAAAGGTCTCGAAAGTCTGCCCTGACCTTGCCGGCGAAGTATGGAATAGATCGCAATGCCCGCGTCCGGATGTTCTCCATCACAATCTCCTTGACTTTTTCAGCGGCTTGGCATACACCTTTTTGGTCTCGGAATGTCTGTCCTGGATGAAGGCTTCGACGGACTCGCGCGTGGCGCGGAGTTTCCCGTCGTTGAAGAAGTCCACCCAGTTGATGGCCGTGAGCTTCCCGGCGATCATCCGGCGACGAAGCGTGTCCCGCGACACGCGCAGCAGAAAGCAGACCTCTTTCGTCGTGAGGTACGGCGACGGCTCGCAGTCGATAGTCATCAATACTCCTCAAAATTGACTTTTCCGTCGGAAATCAATAAACTCAATTTCATTAGTTACTATTTGGAACGCGGCAAGTGTAGTGAACCGCAAGCGGCCTGTCAAGGCCCTTTACTATCTTTTTACACGTTTGCGCCGTATGCGCCAGATGCGCCGTTTGCTGGCGTTTGCGCCAAGGGGGCTGGAATGATCGATAACGAGGACTTGAAGCTCATCAACCTCGATCCGTGGGACATTCCCAAGCTGTATCGGGACCGTCAGGTAGCGTGGATCTTGGCGAAGCTCAAGGAGATGCAGCCAGGGGAAGCCAGGAAGGTGGAGGGCGTGAAGAGGGAGCGGGTGAGGCTCTTGCGGTCAGCAGTGTGGCGTCAGATCAAGCGGCATGACCTCGACGGAAAAGTCGTGGTGCGGCGGTGGGAGATCTACCTGGAAAAGTAAAAGGGGCCGGGATGTGTTGTCCCGGCCCCTTTCCCCCAATACCATCTTCGGTGCCCGCGCCCGAAGCCCGCTGCCCTATGCCGCTAATTGCGGCCGCTTCCCACGAGAGCCAAAACAATATACATCAATCTTGTCTTTCGGCACAACCAATATCTTTTGCGAAATGTCGTCGTAGCGCACCGATCCGGACAGGCCAAAAAACGTCAGCGTCTTCGTGATGGCCCGCTGGAGAGTCATAATCTTTTCTCTCTCCCACAACTGGACACCCGCTGGAAGATCAACAATAACCCGGTACCCGCCGGAGGACTCCACTTTCTTGGCCGCGTCCTCGCAAAACGGGTCAAGGTGGAAAGTGCTGCCGCGTCCTTTTTCTGGCCGTGTGGCGTCCAGGAGCCGGATCGCTTCTTCTTCGGTGAGGACACGAATCCTGCTCAGCGGTTTTTCTTCTAGTGCCGGCGCGAGCTTTTCCTTCGGCTTCGGCAACTGGAAGTCGACGAACCGTTCCGCCAGGAACTCTTCGTCGTGCTTCTTGAGGAAAGCAAAAAGGGAGGGATCGATTGATCCCGCCCCCTCTCCGTGCTTGACCTGACTCAATGAAACAGCGGCCAGGATCGTTAAGATCCTGGCCGTCGGATACAGCTTCAAATAAAGGCGTAGCCCGTCGTGCAGCTCAATCCGCTTGATCTTTCGGAAGCGGCCCGCCTGCGAGAAGCGTCCATAGTCCGGTTCCCGAATAAGAAGAGACAGCTTATCCAAAACCAAGGGAAATAGATCGTTCCGAAAAAGCAGGTCTTCTTTGACCCATCTGCCTTTTTCGATGAGAACTGTCACCCCGTCGATAAGCATCAGGCCTTCCCGTTCTTCCTTTCAAATGTCCCGAAGACTGTTTCATACAGCTTCACTGGCGTCCCGATGAAACCTTTTTCTTCAGACGAGTACCGAATCCTGGCATCGATGGACTTTCTCTTAAACATGAAGTTTATCTGTGTGGCCAAAGCCTTCTGATCCACCGGCAACAGCTCAGTTCCGACTTCAGTAAGAGGGGGAATGATAAAGTATTTGTGCCCATCTTTTATGTTCCGCAGAATTTCTTCGACAAGCGTTTGCATCGCCATGTTTCGGAAGGTGGTAAGGCCGGACAGAATAGCCTTCGCTCTTGCTTCATCAATGCGTCTTGTTTGGCCCAGCTTTAGCTTTTTGATCATTTGACGCCCCCTTTACTGATTTAGATCAGAAAATAGTTGAACATATTTTTTGGTTCGTCAAATTATTTTGCTCTATCCCTTTCCGTCGGCATGCAGTATGCGTCGACGACGTCGACGTTGAAAGCTTCTTTCGCCCGCCGGCTCATGTCCTCGCACTCTTCCTGTGATTCGTAGATACCTTGGACAATGATGGGGTGCGGCCTACCCCCTGTGTCATTATGAGTGTGTCCTGCGCTTAAAGAAAAGATGAGTGCCCAGAGCATTTATTCCCCCTTCTCTGATTTTCCCCGGCCTTCTTTCTCCTCTCGGGCAAACCTCCATGCTGGCATCTCTTTGTGCCAGTATTTCGCTTGAATATATCTCGGGAAAGTGGAAAAGGCATGTTCATGTCAATCAAACTGATCCCTAAACTCTTTCAGCCGTTCCTCGACAATCTTTCGCACGGCCGGATGGTCTCCGCTCTTCAACGCCTCGATTTCCTGCAAAAGCTCCCGGTTCCCATGCTCAACCATGCGGAGCTTTTCGGACAGCTCCACGTTTCTTGTCGCAAGTTGCAAATTTAGGCGGTTCATCTCCAAGTAAAGTTCGTGCCATTTTTCTTCATCTTTCCAGGTGGTCATGGCTTTACGAGTTCTTTTTCGATGAGATAGATCAGCAGCTTCGCGCGGGCGTCGGCTTCGGTTTTGGCGCAATCAAAATAACGGGACTCTTTATCTTCGTCAGGCCATTCGGGCGGAAAGTTCCGTCCAAGCTGACAGATATATGAATTACCTGCCCCTAAATCACCATCTCCGACTGCGACATCTCGCCAGGAGGAAGTCCATTTCGGAAGCATTTCCCGGGGATTATCCCTTTCGCAAAATCTGACCTCGTTAGAGGTAGGCACTTCGCCACCTTGAAACCGTCATAGCGGACACACCGAGCGTCTTTCCGATCTCTCGCGTTGAAAGGTCAGACTTCTTTAAGAGCGGGACAATGTAACGCTTCCAAACTTTTTGACCGATGTCCCCCCCAAGCGTGATTTGTGGTGGATTCTTCCCAGCCTTTTTCCGCTTCCTCATTTGCGACCCCTCTTTTTCGGCGGCTTTACGGATAGCAAAGCCTTCACCGCCTCTTCATAAGAGAGCGGATGTAGGCTGATGGGCTTGTCTCGCCGTTTCTTCTTTCCCTTTTTCTTCACAAATCTCCTAGGCCATCAGATTTTTATAAACTAACCGCTTACCTTCGGTCGCGGCAAGGATCGCAACAGCGCGGTCATGGTCTGATTCGCCGTTCGTGTTCCAGCGGAAAGCGAACTCGCCGCAATACTGGTCCACGTGCTGTTCCCCAATGTGATGAAACGTCCCCATGATTCCCCTTTTCAGCAGGGAGAAGTAGGACTCCACCGTATTCGTGTGGATCCCGCCGCGCTCCGCCATATTCCAGAATCCCCGCATCTTTGATGGATAAGGCAATTTTGATGGCGAATCCGCCATCCTCTCGTAAACGGTGATATGAAAATTTAGGCAAAGAAAGTCCTTCCCCAGGATTAATCATAAGATGCCCATTAGTTTCTTCTGCTTCCAGACAATCCCAATCTTGTGCGTCTGTTGTGCACGCATCCCAGTGGGAAGACTGATCATGGGACTTGAGAGAACAGTTTTTCATTTTAACCATCACCATATAATCTGTAAGCGTCTTTGAGCTATGGTTGATCAGTGTAATTGTATGGTCGACATCCTCTTTCATATTGAAAAACCTGCGCTCTGAGTAGCTCGTATTTGGTAAAGGATGCCTGTCTATCGAGAATAAAAAATCCGATTTCTTGAATTTGTATGGCTTGTCCATTTTCATATCTAAAGCGTCACTCATTGCCTTCACCAAATCACTTTTAAGTCGATTTAAATCAACACTATTAACCGGAGGATGCTTAGGGGTATATGGGATATTTTTCTCGTCCCTGCCAAGCTGGATGTCCAGTGCATAGATAGAAAGTGGGACCATTACAACAGTGAATAATACTGATATCCACACCCTGCAACGAAAGGCCACATTCCATATCCCCAATAAAATGCAGGCATTCCCCGTTATTAGGACCACACAAGACAAGGCACACCTTGCCCCAAAACCCTCAACTATCGGTTCCATAAAAAACCATAGACAAAATGAAAATACAACCCCCGCAATGGCGAGGGCGGCCTTGCGGATTGACAAGAAGATTTTAGATGGGATTTTACACTCCACGCGAAGATTCTACAAAATCGTAACCATATGTTACGGCTTATTTTGCCAAAGGGATAATCCCCCATTTCCCCCAACTCAGAGACAGTGAAGGCGGAAAACCCATTACTGCCTCTGACAAAACCATCTGAAAATTCACTCTTTCTATGAACGGAAAATTTTCGCCCCTCTTTTGGATAGACCTGGGCCGACTCCCAATAAAAATAGCTTTCCTGCTTGACACCAAGATCTTTCAGCTTTTCGGCCAATTCCAGGCTAATGACTTGGTCTTCGAGTTTCATTTTTTTCCTTTTGTGTTTGTGTCACGACTCAACTTTTCAATTATAACTTGTGACAAATCGGCCTGCGCCCGTACGCCTAATCCTTTCGGATATTTCACCTACTTGGTAAGGGCAAGCTGACGGCACAGGCTTTATCTTGCGGGCCGGGCTTGATACCGGCTTCTTGGATTATTTGTTGAGCACGATGCCGAGGCCCCGCCCAAGACCGTAGCTACTGTGCACGTCCTTCCGTGCTGCACGCAAAATATACAAATTCATAGCAAATCCATCAATTCTCGACGGAAGTCATCAGTCCTGTTGAGCTAATGACCCGAAAATCCTAGTAATGAATGAAATCAACGCTTTTCAGATTTTGACGACGGAAAAAGGCCTTTTTTTGACCCTGCGCAAATAGTAGCAAATGACGCATTTTGCGCAAACCGCAGCAAAAGTCCATAGCAAATTCATAGCAAATTTCTTTACAGTTCTGTTTCATGCTTGCGCCTCAATTATCTCGAATCCGGAGTCATATAACCGCTTTATTTTGGTTTCCTGGCCCTTCCGCCACTCCAGCAGCCGGGCCATCGCGGCTTGCAGTTCTCCGACATCGACGTGCATGTAGGTCTCGTGGGCGGACGTCTTGGCGTGGCCCAGGATGGCCTTCCGGATCTCCTCGTCCACGCCGGCGCGCCGCAGGTCGTTGGCCATCATGTGCCTCAAGGTGTGGACGCCCACCTTGCCGTCTACCTTCGCCCGCGCGTAGGCCCGCTTAAAGACTTCGGTGATGGTAAGCGGATGAATGGGGAAGATGCACCCCATCTTCTGCTTCTGGAAAAGGCCCAGGAGCATCGTCTGGAGGCGGGGAGACAGCGGCACAACACGCTCCCGGCCGGTCTTGGTCTTCCAGCCGGGGAACTCGCTTTTCTCGCATTGGTGACAGACGCAGGCCGGCGCATGGTTCCTGACCTGGACAAGGCCCCGCACGAAGTCCACGTCCTCGATCCTCTGGTGCGCCACCTCGTCCCGCCGCATCCCTGTGTCATACACGAAAATGCCCAGCAGATTATACAACTCGCCGTCCGTTTCCAGCTCCCCTAAGAACCGCTTAGCCTCATCAAATGTCAGGCACTTGGCTTCCGTTGGCACGAACTTGACGCGGGGGATGTCGACGAACGGGTTCCGTTCAATGTATCCGCGCTGGTGCGCCTTCTTGAAGAAGGGCTCCAGATATTTCTGCTCGGTGTCCACCGTCTGGTGAGTGACTTCCCGAAGTCGAACGGATTGCCACTCTTCGCAGAGAACCATGTTCACGACGGACAGGCGGGACACGGACAGGTCGCAGCCCAGGACTTTCATGATCCGCTCGAACGTGTTGAGGATGTAGTTGAGCTTGACGGACGAGTTGTGGGCATGAGTGGACTCATAGAGCCGCTCATACTCTTCGCGGTAGTCCGCCCAGGTCATGTCCTTGTCGACGAGGCCGTTCATGGAATAGAAGAGCTGCCGATCCCATTTGATCTGAAGGGCCTTGGCTGCGGTCAAATCCGACGTTCCTGTCGATTTCCACTGACCGTTGTCAGAGATCCAGGTGTAGATGCCTTTTTTCCCGCGTGGCTGGAGCTGTGACATTATGCGGCCCTCCATTTCTGGTGCTGACGCAGGATATTGTTGATGCCAAGCCGAATGGCGCGACTCTCGATCCAGTCAACGGCCAGCCGCGTGAAGAAGTCGGACTCGTTCGTCTCAAACGCTCCGTGCGCCATCAGCACGATGTAAACTATTTTTGGAATGCACGGCTGACGGCGAACAATGTCCCCGGACGGAAGAACCGACTTACCAATCTTTTTCATGATCTCGTCAACAAGAGACTTGGGGATTCTGTCATACATCTCTTGTATCAACATCGAACTATGAGTGACTCTTCCTGGCATTTGATTTTCTCCCTTGCGCGGTTTTATTACTGTTCTCAAAGCTGTGCTCTGGAAATCTTGGATAATAAAAATCTCTCGGCTCCGTTACGGCAGTCCGCTTACCACAAACACCGCATTCCCCAGTATGCCATGTGGAAAATTCACGCTGATGATGGCCGTGCCGCTGGCCGCATGGCTGGCATACCCACTCCGGATATTTCTTACGCTTCATGTCGTCCCCTTAAAATAGTGTCGCCCCGCCGAAGGCCGCGCAAAGGACAGGGCTCCGGGCGGAGTAACCTGTTTCTTTGATCCCTGGGGGGCGACGCCGGAAGTATACATTCCCATCGCCCCTCTTTCAAGTCCTCTTAACAACTGCGGCGTCCATAGCAACAGGCAATGCGTGCACTCGAACGCGAAAGCCCGTCGGCCGATCTTCACTAAAATTCTACCCCGCTTACACGCCGGACATTTGTCCGGCACTTTCAGCTTTTGGATGTTGTGGATCTTTAAATATATTTTTTTCCAGTTCATCCATTTTTTCGACACGCTCGATAACCCCCTGCTCCCAAAAAGGGCGCTTATCCAAATGGTAAGCCCTCTCCAAAATTTCCAGCAAACGCCGCAGCTTTTTCTGGTTGGCCGGCGTCATGCGATTTTCCGCGCGACCTCCGGGAGGCCAGGCGCCAAAGACATCGCGCTTATCATAATGGCGTCGTCGCGCTTAACAAAATGGGTCTTCTTGTCCCGCATCCTCACCGTCAGAAAACCGTCGCTCCCGTAGTGGAGAACCCGGCAAAGATCGTTCGTCTTTCTATCACGGATGAACTGGATCATTTGACTCCCCCTTAACTCCCCCTATCCAAAGAATCACGGTCCCGCTTAATCTCGTCCAGCACGCTTTCCAACATGCCCACCACTTTGTCCAGCACTTCGGGCAGCAGCGCGGAGCCGAACTCCACGTCCGCTTTGTTTCTGTTTCCTTCGACGACGATTAACAGAATCCCCTTTGCTTGTAAGTCCCGCATGAGGCCCATGATCTCGCTGTCATAGACCGAAATTCCGTCCAAAGACATTGACACCTCCCGTGATGGTCGTTAAGTAAGCTTATCTCAAATCAGTCAATCGCGCCATGCGAAATCGGCGCTTATGCCTTTGATAATCATATCCTCTCCCGTATTTCCACCCGGAAGCCCGAAGGCCCCCGAGTTGAAACGCGGTTAGCAGCCCTCTACAGGGTCCGGCTTAGGTCGGATGTCCGGGCCTTTTCCTTCGATCAGCCAGTAGAAAAGACTCCAGGACGCTATCTGCCGGTTGATTCGCTCCACCCGCTCCCGCTCGTCCCGCGTCACGGCTCGACCACCACGGACAGCGTTTCCGAGACCTGCCAGTAAAACATTTTTGAAGGCACCAGGTGCATGATGGGATTGTTTAAGGTCCGGTAATCCCTGACCGTTAATCTTGCGACGGCTCCTAGTTTCATGTGTGTAACTCCTTTGCGCGGTTTTGGTGAGGCTGTAATTACTTCTGGGTTCCTCCTTTTTCCATCTCATAGTTACCGACGGCCCATTCAAGGACACGCTTAGCTTTACGTTTCCCGACAAGGTGGAGAAGGTCCGTTATTAAGTCTTGCGCCTCCGTCTCCACGTCGTCGGTGTCAAACACTTCCCCTTTAGCCCTGGCGAATTCCTGGCATGCTTGATAAGCCCAGGCGGCCCGTTCCTTGTTTGTGGGATCCATGGTTATTTTCCTCCTTCGGCTTTGAGGATGGCGGCTTCAAGCCTTGTCGTGTAGCCTTCCTGAGAGCATTTCATGCGCTCTGCCCAGTCGGGGACGCAGGACTTGAATCTCTCTATAAATTCCTTCGCCATCTTCGCCGCCTCCAAAAGCTCCTCATGCGCGTTGACGGCGCGGACGATGAAGGCGGCGTTGGCTTCCGCCTTCGCAAGCTCTCGTTTGTATTCTTCCATGCTAAGACACTGATTTGCCCCCGGATGATAAACATCCGCAATAGGATCGACTGTTGCTTGCGGTCCATCCGAAGTCAGTAACGTGGTGATGCTCGTCATCCCGTTTTGTTTCCACGGTCCCGGCGTGTGGCCGGGGTTTTTGGATTTGGGTTTCATGTTAGATCGCCTCCCTCATAAGCTGAATTAATTTCTTGGACATTTTCTTGTAAGCTTCTTCTCGGGCGGCGGCGGACCATCGGGCGGCGTCGGCGGCGGCGGCGGCGGACCGTCGGGCGGCGTCGGCGGCGGCGTCGGCGGCGGCCCCGGGGGCGGCGGCGGCGGCGGCGGCGGCGGCGGGGGGGGCGGGGGCGGCGGCGGCGGCGGCGGCGGG